CCCCGCCGCCAGACGAAAGACGGCGGAGGTAATACCATGGCATGTCGTGACACATCCCATTCCTCTATGTGATACTGGCGCAGGGCCAGCCACAAGGCTATAAATAACTCTTTCCAAATTCTGCGATAAATGATTCCCGGCTACCGACGTTCTCTTCGTAGTAAAACTGGGCCATTTCTTTAAGGCAGAGATCAACTTCCCGACTCCGGTGAACTGCGTCCGGGCCGCCGGTATGGTGACGATTGCATAGCCACACTTTAAATCCGTGGGATTCTGATATACGGCGGTTCGATGTTCCAAAAAATATGTAATGAGACTCCAGATTTTGCGTTGTGTGGCAGAGATAACACTCTTTTTCAGTTTGTAATACGCTCTTCATAATTCCACGCCCCATTCTCTTTTCATGCGCTCCAGTTCTTCTGGCGACGCTGTCTCTATTCCCAACTCATGACACTCGCTTACAATCCCGGTGATGAAGACAGACATCTCCTTAGTGTTGTAAGTGCTGCTTCCGAAATAGCATTGCAATTGTATGCCGGTCTGGCCCGCGACTGTGACCTCTCCCAAGTTCTTGACGGCGCGCCATTCCTCAATTACACGCCCTACTACGTGGGGGCGAACAATGATATGCGTGAATACTCCGTACCGCTCCAGCATGTCGAGGTATACGCTCCACTTGTCCGTATGCAGCACTTCCGCTATCTTTTGCATAAGTACCCATGCATAAGCATTCGCGTCCTTGCTCCGTCGATTACGAAATATCTTCGCAGTTATGGTCAGCAGCTTGTCCGCAATTGCTTCAAGCTGTCCCGATATATCCTCGTCCGCCTCGAATGTCACACGGACCTTTCCAGTCTTCCAGTTCCGCGAAATGTCAACCAATCTACCCCTAAAATCCATATGCACACCTCGCTACTGCGCCCAAGGCAGTTCCCCGGATGGCTGGTCTGGCGGTACGTTTTCTGGGTCTGGTTCCTTCTTTTTGTCCGGAAGCTTCTTAAACCGCTTCATTGCATCGGTATACTGCGATACTGTGAGATCACTTAAGGCTTGCACGCCATATGTAAGGCAGACATTTTTCCAGCCAGTTCCAGTTCTGCCACACTCATTGTAGATTGCGTTGACTTCCTTTTCAGTAACCTTCCGCTCATCCTGTTTCTGCGACTTCCCGGCAGGTGGTTTTGTGGTATGGCTCTCTTTGTCTGGATCGACCGGGCGAGCATCTGACTGCTCGTCTGACATTTCCTCAGTCGGTATACAAAATAGCTGGAAACACGCATACTTAAAAGCTACTGACATGGCCTTGTTCGTAGCCTTGTCTCCGCTGTCCATTCCCTCACCGATTGTAATAACCTTAATACTGGAACCATCTTCCGCCGAATAGAACGTGAACTGTACCTTGCATATGGAATAGATCAAATTGCCGTTGTTCGACGTCTTGCGCTCTTCGCGCCGCTGATCCAGAACCTCCGTTGCAACGAAAATCTTATGCTCAATAAAGGCGGGGTTCAGGGCATTCATAACATCGTCAACGCCGCGGTACATGAAGCCCTGAGATTTATTTTTCTTGTCTTTCTGGATAGCCCCGATATCTGCCATGGCGGCATTAATCGCTCCATAGATCATTTCAGCCATTACACATCTTTCCTTTCAAAATACAGGCCCAGACTGTTGAGAGCGGTTTCCAATTCTTCCAGTTCTGACTCAGTGCCGAGTACCGTATATATAACTCTCTTTGCTTCCGGTTCAACCGGCCAGACTCCGGCAAGTGATTCATCAACAGTTTTCAACTCGTCTACCGTCTCCCGGCGCGTCTCTTCCCTGATCTGCTGTTCCTGCGCCACCCTATCACGTTCCTCACGACGGATTCTCTCGATTTCAAGATCACGTTTTTTCTCTTCCTCTCTGCGGAGGATTTCGAGACGCTGGGATTCGTAGTTGTTGATATACTTGACGGCATTCGCAAGACTCAGATCACGCTTGTACATCTCCAGCGCTTTGGGGACCGCCTCGGAATCCATATTTTTAATGGTCGTAACCTCTTCGTATGACTTGCCGATCACCTCTATCATAGCCTTTTTAACCGCTGGTAATTTGACAGATGCATTTTCCCATTTTGAATCATAGATTTTTTCCAGAGGAAGGTATTCCAGCATCTCCCCGATCACGCTGTCATATAACGCCTGGATATCTGCCTTTCTTTTCGCCACCCTGACAGCTTCCATTTCCTTAAGCTGGCTGTCAATGTCGTTAATATGCTTGTCTACGTACTGTAATAGACCATCAACCTGTACCTTAAATTCATCATACGGTTTCAGCCATTCCGTCTTTACCTGACGGGTCGCTTCAACAACACTCGCCCGCTTTTTTCTCATTTCTGCAATTACTTTTTTTCCAAACGCTTTAGAATCTTCTGTAAATAAAGCACCTTCATATTCCGATACTTCAGCTTTGATCTGCTGCTCATATTCTTCAAAATTTGCATTAATAACGCCTGCGGTCTGTACGACCTCAAATTTCAATTCTGACATATCAGTTCCTCCATATTCATTTCATACTGTTGTCCGTTCAGTCGTATCCGCTCCGTGATCCTGTGTCGCTGTTCTGCTTTCCGCTGGCACTCGTCACATGTTCGACCTTCTCCCGGATCGAGATAACAACCACATGCATCACATTGATATCTCATTTCTTGTCACCCTCTTGATTTTCTGCGGTCCGCATGGTATCATTGGCTTGTAAAGTTTTTTCTTGATTGCCGCTGTGAGTTCGTACCTCACGCGGCTTTTTTCTTGCCTTGCCGTTTCCCCAGTTATGCGGATTCAGGCCGGCGGCCGCTGCGGCTCTGTATGTACCATTCTTGCGCTTGCTCATCTTTCTGCCTCCGTTCTATCCCACATGTATGTATGGTCTACTATCCGCCCGTCGTTGATCTCGACTTCCAGCCCACTAAACCGGTACATGTAATCAAGGACTACAATACCAATATTATTCAGGTCTTCTCTCACTCGTCTCACCCCTTCCCACCAAAAACAATATCTTTCATGGTTGCTTCTTTCTCCGGTACTTTCCTCTTCCGTGACCGGATTATCGATTCAGATTCCACGCTTGGTATCGCGGTCTTTGAATCCTCTCTGTAAAACTGACTCGTCGGTATCCGCCAGTCCCCCAACTTCCGTGTGGCCTGTATCCTGCCACTCTTAATATAGTTGAGTACGGTTGACTTCGAGCAATGCATTTTAACCGCTATGGCTTTCGGTGGAAGAAACTCATCCAGCCCTACGGCTTCCAGATACGCAACGCGGTCTTTCAACGCTGCGTTTTCTTCCTCCAGTCGGTTAAGACGGTCTTCGATTCCCACGGTTATCACCTCCTTATATCTTGTAAAACTTTCCATCTCCATCTATAATGTAAATATCAGCACTGCCATGCTGAAATACTAAAGAAAGGAGATTTCTATGGAAGTCAATTTATCTAATACAGATGCTCTTTTCATTTACGGACATTTTCGTAAAGAGGCCCACAAACTTGAAGCACTAAAAGCTATGCCAGATTGTCCAATCTCAAAAGAAAATCTGGATCAGGATATTCAGCTCTACAATTCTATTGCCGACAAATTCCGTGATGCATATCCTGAGCTATCTGGTCTCGACAATTACAGAATCTAATTTAAGAAGCCTTGGATGCTTCAGCCTCCAGGGCTTCTTTCATTTTTCTAATAAGCATATCTGTAGATTCATATTTTTCAATTTTAACAACGTAAGTCATGCCTTGATGCTTAACCGCTTTCACGTAATCGTGTTTCTTACAGTTCAAAAGCCAAATAAATATTTTCCACATCTCTCTCACCTCCTATTTAATTATCAATGTGCGTTTATCATTATGGAACTCATCGTGCTTATCCACGATGCGGCTGTAACGAATAAAGTTAATGCAGGTTATTGCAGCGGCTATAACAGTTAATGCTACTCTTATCATTCCCCTCCCCCCCCCTTCCTGTGATGCGGGGTTGTCCTACTGGTACCGGCATTAGTCAGCTTTCTTTATAACTGCATTTTTCTTATAAACTTCCTTTACTTCATTACAAGCCAACTCAAGACACTCCAATGTCATTTGATTAGATATCATACATTCGGTAATTGCGTTGGTTAATTTCGCTGACATTTCATGTAAAAAAACAGTATTAAGTTTTTCTGGGATTTCCATTTATTTTACCTCCTCCTTATCTGGCAACTTAATCATGCTTTTAAGACTCGATCTAATATCCATTAGGTTTCTTCACCTTTTTTCTCAACTTCCCATTGACACTTTCGCTCATCTGGGAACTATATCTTCCTGTGATGCGGGGTTGTCCTACCAGTCCCGGATCAACCGGGAGTCTGCACTCTTTTGTATCCCGCATACGACATTGCCGTATCCTGTAATAATATTGCAATTTCTGCTCTTTTTTCTTCTGAAAGAGTATCCATCGGGACGTCTACTCCATCAATTTCTATGTAGTTTTCAATAATCAGTTCCTTTTTCGCCATATCTCCACCCCTCTCTGGTAGATTGTATGTATGACTGGTTGTACTTGTTGCTTACTTTATGAACTCTGACAGTGCCATCTGTTCATACTCCGGCACCTTCACAAAATCCGCAGGGAGTTGGATGCCGAACTGTTCGCACTCCATCTTGAATGCCTCCGCAATCTTATATGGAGCCGATCCCTGATTCTTCATAACCCTTTCCGTTACCCGGCCCAGCTCTGCCACGCTGGATGCGATCTGTGGGTTGAGGGGGCAGGGAAGCTTTCCCTCTTCCATCTCGTGGAAACGGTTGATGTACCTCGCCGTGAACTCTGTTCCCTTCTGTCCAGTCATCTTGTGAGCTATAAACTCACAGCCTTTCTTTGTAACCAGAAAGCAGGGAAGCGTCTTGTTCTGCTCTGTTATGTAGGTAGTTTCCTGAAAGAAATCGGTGTGGGGAATTTTCCCCTCTCCTAATTGGCCGATATAACGCCGAATATCTTTCAGTAATTCATTGTGTTTCTTACCGCACCACTCCGCGGCTTCCATTGATGTGATGGTTGTTCTTACTAAATCGTTCATGCGCCCTCCTTTTCCACACTATTTTGTTCAAAATTTTGAACTTCAGTAGTAAAAAAATATACTGGAATATCTCCGTCTGTTAATCTAAGCAATTTTACCGCCTTGCAAATATCGGGTTGCTTCCATGTCCTAAGGCCATTCAACTTCAATGATAACGTTCTTTCAGACCAGCCCATAGCAACAGCAAAACATGACTGGGTTCCAAAAATTTCCACAATTTTTCCACGAAGCTTGCTATAATCAAACGCCATTTAACTATCTCCTTTCTAGTTCAATTTTTTTAACTATCCATATGATAACATCTAAAAACACATATGTCAATACATAAGTTCATTTTTTTTAACTTTTACAGTTTTTCATCTTGAACTTTTGTATAATATGTGATACACTATAAATCAGAAAGGCGGTAATACTATGAAAAAGAAAAACACTGCTACTCGCTTAAAAGAAATAATGGATAAGCGAAATTTACGCCAAATTGATATACTAAATTTAACGGTTCCATATTGCAAAAAATATGGCGTGAAAATGAACAAATCAGACCTCAGTCAGTATTGTTCTGGAAAAACAGAACCCAATCAAGACAAATTATATGTGCTCGGCTTGGCATTAGGTGTTTCAGAAGCCTGGCTCATGGGCTACGATGTCCCAATGGAAAGAATCTCTGATAAGAATACAGATACAGACTTGACTGGCACTGACACATCTTCTCAAGTGCTTTTTGTTCTTGAAAAACTCCTTGCAGAAGGAACGGTCACTATAGAAAACACACAAACTGGTGAGCGAAAAAAACTATCAATTGATAATGGTGAGTGGGCCTTGTTAAAAGATTATAATTCCTTAAACAAGGAAGGACAGACAAAAGCTAACGAACAGGTATCTTTACTAACCAAGATACCTGAATATCAAGCCTTTAACATCCCACAGGCTAATATACTCTCGAATATCATAGAATTTGAACCCGTCCGCGACACACGCCGTTCTACATATACCTACTACCAACGCCTTGCGTCTGCCGGAACCGGAGAATATATCTTCGATGATATCCCCACTGACACGATCGAAGCCCCTCATGTGGATTGTGCTGACTTTATTATCGGCGTGAACGGGGACTCCATGGAACCCACCTACTATGACGGAGATAAGGTATATGTGGAAAAACGACAAGTTGTGGAAATTGGAGAAATCGGCATATTCATGGTAAACAATGAGTGTTTTATCAAGGAGGCCGGACGCGATGGGTTGATTTCACATAATAGGAACTACCGCATGATTCCGGGGTCTGAGCATATCATCTGCGTGGGGAAAGTGCTGGGAAAGGTGGAAGAATAGAATGGATATAGAACTTTTATGTACTTTAATCAATCAAGGAAAAATAAAATGGGCAAAGCATTGTCTATCGCGCTTGCAGGAAAGAGATATCTCCATAAATGATGCCCTGAATTGCGTGAATAGTGGCGAAATCATCGAAGATTATCCTGATGATTTTCCTTATCCCAGTTGCCTGATATTTGGATACACTATAGATAATCAGATAATTCATGTAGTTGTTGGCACGGATGGAGAATATGTATACATGATAACAGCATACTTTCCCAATGCAGTAAAGTTCGAGGCAGATCTAAAAACAAGAAGGAGGTCTTAGATATGTGTATGTGCGGAAGTAAAGAGATGATTCAGACCACAACGAATCACGTTGTAAATTACAAGGGTTGCGTAATTATTATCCGAAATGTCCCCTGCGAAGAATGTGTAAAGTGTGGGGAAACGTATTATTCCAACAGTGTAGCTCAGAAACTAGAGCAAATGGTTAATGCTGCCAAATCACTCATGCAGGAAGTTTCTGTCATTGACTATAATAGAGTAGCATAAAACGCAAAACCGCCCGCTTGCCAGAATACTCCAGTAGATATAATCAATCCGACACTTGAATTATATCATTTCCAAAGTGCCCTGGCAAGGGGCGTATTTTTTGCACTCTTTTCACGTACATTTAATCAAGGAAGTGATATATCATGAAAAAAGAAACAGAGTACTTACAAATAGGTGCCGCATACATCCGTGTCAGTACCGATGACCAGACAGAACTTTCCCCTGACGCCCAGCTTAGAGTAATCCGAGCTTCTGCCAAAGAGGACGGCTTTTTCATACCAGACGAGTTCGTCTTCATTGAAAAACGTGGGGTCTCCGGACGCCGGGCCGATAACCGGGAAGAATTCCAGCGTATGATCGCTACAGCAAAGTCACAAACACCTGCACCTTTTCGCAGACTCTATCTCTGGAAGTTCTCACGTTTCGCCCGAAATCAAGAAGAAAGCACCTTTTACAAAGGGATCCTTCGCAAAAAATGCAGTGTAGATATTAAAAGTGTATCTGAACCGATCGCAGAAGGAATGTTTGGCCGACTGATCGAAACGATCATCGAATGGTTTGATGAGTATTACTCCTTTAATTTGTCTGGTGAGGTTCTTCGTGGTATGACAGAAAAAGCACTACGTGAAGGTTATCAATCCACTCCATGCCTGGGATATCAAGCGGTTGGCGGCGGTAGGCCCTTCATTATTAACGAATCCGAATATACCGTTGCGGAATACATCCACCAATCTTATCACTCAGGTGCAGACATGCGCGCCATCGCAAGGAGTGCCAATGACCGTGGATACCGTACCAAACGTGGAAATCTTTTCGATAAAAGAGCCATAGAAGGTATTCTCAAGAATAAATTCTATGTTGGTATCGTAACATGGAATGGCTTCACCTTCCAGGGCCCGCACGAATGCCGGACTTCTATCACTGCTATCTTTGAGGATAATCAGATTCGTATGCAGCGGGAATACAAACCATTAAACCGCAGAGAAACCTCTTCCTGCCTCCACTGGGCCTCTGGCCTCCTAAAATGTGGATATTGTGGTGCCAGCCTTGGCTATAATAAATCGAAAAACACGGGCCGAAACCCCAGCTTCTTCCAATGTTGGAAATATGCCAAAGGTATTCACGGCGAATCCTGTAGCATTACGGTAAGCAAAGCGGAAAAATCCATATTAAAATCTCTGGATATGGCTGTAAATGATCCTCACATCAAGTACGAGTATATCAGGCAGTCCGTTCCAGACTCCGACGCCTCCATATCAAAACTGGAATCTGCGCTCTCCCGCCTGGCCGTCAAGGAGTCGAGAATTCGTGACGCTTATGAAAACGGGATTGACACATTAGAAGAATACAGAGATAATAGGGGTAGGATTAAGAAAGAACGTGAGGAGCTGAACGCCCAGCTTAGAGAATTGAAGGACGGTCCCGCCCGAAACGTGGAAGACGATCGTAAGGCATTGCAAAGCAGAATCCAGAACACCATCGACCTTCTGAAAAATCCGGAAGTATGCTATGAAGTCAAGGGCAATGCGTTGCGCGGAATCGTCAAAAAGATCGTGTACGATAAAGAACACGGAAAACTAAAATGCTATTATTATATTTCAATTTAACCCGGAAAACCCATGATGCGCGGCTTTCCGGGTACTTATCTGTTTCCGCACTATGGTCCTCCTTATTGTAAAAACAGATAACGCATTAAGGCCTCTGGCTGTATACTCTGACAGTGCGAAAATATAATTATGAGGGAGAGAAGGGGGAAAAATGAACCGAACAGATGAATTATTTTTTGAGATAATTGAGACCTACCAGCGGCACGCCCAGGCTGCCAGAAACGCAAAGCATCAGGAGACCCGCGAGATGGCGGAAATGATAATCGATGTGGATATATCAGCCATGTGGTTTTTGACACAACGATCACCAAATACCAGATGCCGGCTGATGTAACGTAGTGAGATACGCATATAAAAGTCGCCCGGGTATATGAGGAAATATACCTGGACGACCATAGAGAAGGGTTGACAAAAAAATTATATCACTATATACAAATAAATCAATATCATTTTATACTTTATTGTAAATTTGTATAAAAGTGCGGCCCGCCAGTATAGCTAAGCCGCAAATTAGAAAAGCAAAAAACGTTAATACTATAGCACGCATATATTGTTTTGTAAAGAAGGAATTTAATTGTATCACATTTTCTATATGCAGCATACTCATTTTAGATGTCTCTACTACTGATCACCTATACATGAATTACACACAAAAACCGCTCAGTGTATGGGGATACTGAGCGGCTTTGCATGAATACTCTTACTGGGCGTGCCAGAAAGATATAAGATATATAATACGAGCAGCCTGATTATATCATTTCCAGAGAGTTCTGGCAATACCTTTCTTCTCCAAAAATCAACTTTTTCGATTTTCGTAATGTTTTTATTCAAACAGTACACCTTAACTTCACATAATCAGCTGTATGCTTCCCCTTTTCCCCTTGCCAAGCACCTGTTAACGTGCTATACTAAACATGCGAATGGAAGTTTTACGATTCTCCAACAACCTATATTTTCTCAGAGAGGTCCAGACATTCTTTACAGTGTCTGGATTTTTCTGTCCGGTTGACATTTTAAAGTATTTGGCATATACTAAGAGTGCAGATAGAGATATGCTGTATACCTGCATAACCGAATTAACGTTTAAGCGACATGTAATGTCGTCGGCCGCAGGGACCGCCATTTGGCGGTTATCATTCCTTATCATATTTAGATCAACAGATCCCATCAAGCCTCTTAACCAATGCGTAACACGATGGGCCTGACCCCGGAGCAATCCGGGGTTTTATATTTCGATATTATTGCCCTTATATGAAGTAAGGCGGCCCACTCGGACCGCCCTTATTATATTACTCGACGTGCTGTACCTCAAGATTGCCCTGGCCGAGATTCTTCGTGACCAACAGCGCCCCATACGTTGCCATATCCGCTTTTGACGGATTAAGCATATAGGCCATGCCGCCAATGACCGCATACCCCGTGACCATATTCCCGGCATCGTCCACGTAGAACCACTTATTCTTATATTTTACCCAGCGCGTCTTCTGCAACTCGCCATTAATCGTAAAATGCCAGTTCCCGGCGCCGTCTTCAAAACTCTTCACTTCATCTTCCTGGCCGCGGATCCGCAGGCAGAAGTCCGTCCATAACTCCGGGCTGTCCATCATCTTGCGCGGGCACCATTTGCGTTTTGCATCGTAGTGCCGGATTACTCGATCAGCAGGGATCCCCGTCTCCCGAATCAGATACCGCACCAGGTCTACACAGTTCAGCCGTGCCTTGTCGTAGTTACTGTCAGGATTAACACATATCTCGATGTTGATCGTGTTGTTGTTATTGACTCCGGCCACCAGTGGAGTACCGTACTGCTTTCCGACTGCCCAGGCTCCGTCCGTGTGGTTGAGCGTCTGGTAGATCGACACATCGTCAACGTAATAGTGGACTGATGTAGCCAGATTGCCATTATTATGCGCCCTGGAATGAGCGGCAGCCCCGGCGCCACGGTTAAAATTGTCAGTCTCATGGATTACGATGTACTTTGGGTGATTCTGACTTGCATAGCAATTAATTTGTTTGATCTGTTTTGTAATAGGTATCATAAATCCTCCTTAAAAGAAAAAGGCCCAGGATTACTCCCAGGCCCAAAAAAAGTTGTGATGATATAACCGTTGCGAGATCGCAACAGCTTATTTCGTCAGCTGCTTGTACGCCTGGTTGATACCGGTAGCTGCAAGCCCCGATACAGTTCCAACCGCCGCTGCGTTGATGATGTCCGCCGCCGGGAAGTCGGGCATCGTGTACATGCCTGCAACGCCCAGGATTGCCCCAATAACGCCGCAAATCACCGGCAGCCACTTATTGTCCACCGCCGTCGCTTTAACCGCCATAGCGGCCAAATAACACAGCGCTGTGATACCTGCTACACTTGCAATTCCTAAATCCATAATTAATCCTCTCTTTCCGCTCACTCATGAGCCTGTTGATTGATATGCTTTTCTATCTTGTTAATGGCTTCTGTCACCGGACCATTGCAGCCCTGTTCCTTCATTCCCTTCAAACAGGCCAGAACCCCATAAACAAGAAGGCACTGTTCGTCTTTGATATTTTTAATTTCCTGATCCTGCTTTCCCTGTTTGAGATACCATCTGTATACTGCAAAAAGGGCTGAAAATATGACAACCAGCGCGCTGATCACACTGGCTGCCGTAATGATTGTGTTTGTAGTTATGTACATGCCATTCTATAGCGATAGGTAACTTTTTGATGTTATCTCCAAGTTTTCCCCCGCTTCACACCGTACATGAAACTTTCGCTTCATACGGCGTTCCATCATATCCAAATAGATTTATAAGTTATTTCCCAGTTATTGTCTGGTATCCGTAATTCGTCCGTATTCTGTTCAGTTTTTTCTTCTGCTGACTATTAAGAACATAACCTTTTAACAGTGATTTTGCTTCATCTGCTGATTCTGTTAGGATTGCCTTTGCAATGGGAATTTCCACAAATGCCAGATTAGAATATCTGTCAAGGTTATCTCCTTTGTCTGATTTGTGAATACATATCAGAGTGGACGGAGTTCCTCGACGATTCATTACATAGCAGTTGCCTTGTTGTGCGATATATGCCGAAATACGATTGTCGTTAAACTCTACGCTATCGGCAGGGTTTTCATTTTCCAACAACGCTCGGATTTCTTCTTTTGTTACAACTACAACGTCCTCATGCACCTTGTTTCTCCCTTGCTTTGTAAAATTACAAATATCTTGCGAGAAATTCATAGGATTTTTGTGTTGTACTCCTTGAATCGGCAATAGCGGATTATCCGCAATCATCACTATTTTTGTTTTTGGTCTGATTCCTTTTGTCCTGCTCTGAAATTCTGAACTTGTACTTTCAAATGGAACTGATTTTGCAATGTTCCTTAAACGGATTCGTATGGTCGGTAAGAGAGCGTAACTTACTTCTGTCAGGTTGTTATATACGTTAGTTGCTATGCAGTAGTAATTCTGCATACCGATAACTGTCAGATTATATCTGCTGATATTGAAGCCAGTCGTATGTCTGGCTATATCTTTTACCTTTAACTTTAGATTTGTTTTCGCTTTCTTTAATGCTTTTTGGTTCATATCTGTTTTGGCAACATAACCGTGTTTCGTTCTTCCTTTTGGAATGACTTTGATTTTGAACCCCAGAAAATCTGATGAATTTTTCTTCAGATTTACTACCTTTGATTTCTCTGGACTGATTTCTAATTTCAGTCTTTTATTAAGAAAATCTACGGTACTGTGGTAAAATCTTTGTGCTTCTCCATAGGTTGAACACATGATTTTAAAATCATCAGCGTAACGTACAATAAAACCGCTTTTCAGTTTGGTATATTTCTTTGCGTATTGAAGCCACCCATTTTTACTGCGGTTCTTCGGCTGGAATGTTTCCCACTGACTGCTTACCCACCAGTCTAATTCATTAAGGACTATGAGGGAGAGCAGTGGACTTAACAGACCGCCTTGTGGTGTTCCTTTTTCTGGGACACCCTCGCCGTCAATTTCAGCTTTCAGCATTTTGCTGATAATGCAAATCAATCTTTTATCCCGAATACCAAGTGTCCAGATTTGTTTTAATAGTTTTCCATGATTGACATTATCGAAAAATCCTTTAATGTCTACGTCAACACAGTAATGATATTTTGATAAATTTATCAGTGTCGTTACTCTGCTGACTGCATGGTGGGCACTTCGATTCGCACGGAATCCATAGGAATGATTATGGAACTTTGGTTCGCATATCGGCTCTAGGACTTGCAGGATACATTGTTGTACCAGCCTGTCCCAGATACACGGAATCCCCAATGGACGCATTTTATCGCTCCCAGCTTTGGGAATGAAAACACGTCTGACTGATTTCGGGCGGTAGTCGTTAAGACTTTCCCGAACGGTAGCGACAATCTCAGCATTACTGAATCGTTTTATATCATCTATCGTCATTCCGTCCGTTCCAGCCGTTTTACTTCCACTGTTTGATTTCAGATTACGGTAAGCTAAACAAATATTTTGTTCCGAACCAATAATTTCAAGTAACTTATAAAAGTTATTACCGTTCTTGCTCTGTGCGTATAACTCGTCATAAATATGTTGCATATCATAATACTCGTTATAGCGGAGCTTGTTTTTCTTTAGCATGGTCTGTACCCTCCTTGTTTGCAGGAGCAAGTACATCTCTTAGTCTTACTCGAACCCATACCATTTTTCTTAGTAATTCTATTCTTCATATGACTAGTGGCTATCCCTCCACCGCTTGTTATCACGGTTTCATAGGTACTGTGCCACCACTCTCACTGACATTAACACACCTTATATCATTGCTAATCTCACAATAACTTTCTGATGTGAACACTTCACAGACAGTAAAATCTCCATGTTGTCAGCTTTCAACGTTCCAAACACACTATCTGTACATATATCCTTAGGTTTCCTCTATAAGCCTGCTACCTTGATAACGCCTTTAACGTTATATGGATTTTCATAAATGCAGAGTCTTACTCACCCACAGTAGCGACACTATTTGTGTCACTGGACATTTCTATCCAGCCCCGATATAGACCTGTACATTCAAGGATTCGTCAGTAGACCTCTCATCTACATTCTAACCATAGATATTTTATAGACTTCCGGCATATAAGACACAACGCCCACCTCTGGGAATCTTTCGTCAGCATTATCTGTTACGGTGTCTGTCTGCCGACTTCACCGAGCTTCTGACAGAGCCTTGTTTACTCAAGTTTCTGCCAGTCGGAGTATTAAAGTAGCCTTTCAGGGCGTTACCCCGTCATTCGACTATTCGTGTGTTTAGTTCTCCAACACACATTAAATATTGATTTAATGAAGTGCTGTGCCTACTCTTTTCAAGCAGGAACGTTTCGCACCCCTTTTCGGGTATAAAAATAAGAGCCTTTCAGCTCTGATTAACGAGTTTCTTATTCATTTAAAAATAATCATTTAGCAGTAAAGAATGTCACCGCACACTTTTACAAAAACGCGCCAGTGTCTTACGTACTAGCCTATAAAATTGGACATATGGTGCAATGTATCTTTACAATAAATGCCGGGGCGTCCGGGTGGGTTGAGGTGGCCTTTTGTGATGATGATGTCAGGCCACTTATGGATGTACCCGTGTATAGAGCACGGAGCGCGATAGCAGATGATAATACCATACAGGTTAATGGAATCCTTAAAGCTGCGGAAAACAAGCTGTACATATATATAAGTAAGGCATTGTCCACTAATCTGAGTATGAGCTGCATTTATCCGATCTCAAAGTAGGCGACCTACATAATCCAGTAATCCGTCCATGTCGATCCATTATAAAAACCAAACTTAATGTTTTTCGTGGCCGTCAGAAACTCAATATACAAATAATTAACAGCCGTTGTATACATTCTAATACTCGTAGCTGTCGAGTTTTGCGCAAAAGTCACTTTTCCGACACCTTCAAAACTAAACAGATCAGACATTATATCTTTCCAGCCACGCCATACACCATTATCCTGCTTTGTAATTTGCGGACTATCTGGGCCGTTATATGGAGGCCACGCGGTGATACGACACCACTTGTTATCCAATCGCTCAACGTCAAGATAGGCCGCCACCCAGCCTGTAGGTAAATTAGTGCAATTAGTTGCATAGTAACGGCCGGTAGTAAGTGTAAGGATATCGATCCCTGTTACTGGTTGTAGACTAATATCGGTTTTTACCTCGCCTAAATCACTATTTAACTTAGTAATCTTTTCATCGAGGGACTTCCCCATCGGACCGCTTAATACGGTTGTGGCGTCCGTCGCAAGAAGATTATTTACGATCTTACTTTTCTCAATGAGTTTTGTCATGACCTTATCGGCGATCGCGTCAATTAGTTCCTGAGATGTCACACTTGCTCCTGCGGTCCCCAGTACTCCGCTCGTATCATTTGCAGTAATCGCGGAAAGCGCCTCAGCGGCGAATCCTCTCGCCATATATTTCCAGTTCGCGCCTGCGGCTGGTGTTACGCCTTGTAAATTATCTTTAAGAGCACTCCATGTACTCCCGTTGTAGTATACCACATCACCTATTCGATATGTGGTACCTGACGCATACGTACCGCGATCTACGAAACCTATGCGCCCTAACTCTGTATATCCTGCTGGTGCTGCCATTTAAGTATTACCTCCTCTGTCTTTGTAATATAATCTTCCATCCGAAACTACAAAATCGTACAACACATTCGGCTTTCCTATATATAATGTTGATGTTTCTGGATCAAAATACAGGTCCGGCGGATCACCTCGTGGATACGTATTTTCTGTAATATACGTTTTAATATTTTCCCATAGCCGGGATACTCCCCGCGCTGTTAAAGGCTTTTGCATAGGGGCACCCCCATTATACGCATATTGCGTCTATCTCTGCATCAGTCATCGGGTCCGCCCACGTTCCGTCCGCACATAATACCGCATCTTGCTTTCCAGATGCAGGAGCCGGGACTAATCCAGTTCCGCCAGCTGCGGATGCTGTAGCGCCTTTAAATGCGGAATAAGTTGTATTAGCGGGTGTTTGATATGTTCCGTCAGCCCTCAAAAACTTTGTCTGTGATCCTGCTGGCGGGGCAGGATCACAGCCCGCGGCACCAGCGGCTGAGGCGGTCGCGCCCTTCATGACAATGGGTTTCGTATCTGTAAATACTGCATTTGCTGGCACATCTTTCTCAACTGTATGCCCTCCAACCGTTGCCGCATTACCACCGTTTGCGGGCATCGACGTAGGTTTATTTTTAACAAATGCGTCGGATGCAGTATCCGTCACATTCCAGTCAGACTGTACATTCTGTTCTGCATTTGCTGGAGCGTGAGCTGTCTGGCTGTGGTCATATGCAGTTTTCCCACGATCTCCACGGAAAGCAGTACTGGCCGTCTCACCTAACGCGATCCCCTCATTGACTTGCGCATACGCTGTACCACTCCACCGGTATTCTCTCATGTTGTAATTTCCAGTGGTCAGCACAATATAAATCTTTCCGCTTTCCGGAGTCAGCGCCGCCCCTTCTGAAGTAAGTGACAACCACCCTGATGAAAACGCTGTAGCTCCAGTTACAATATATGAATCGATTACATCATCCACATAAGATGGCAACTGAGCCGCCGGAACATGGCCGGAATCGTCTAATTCTGCCACGCCTCCAGCTACTCCCTTCTGTGCCGATGGAATTGCACCAACGTCTCCAGCCGCAAGCGTTATATCTGCTGACAGTGCCTTATTATTAACCTTGCGCGTCGTCGGTACCTTTCCGCTTAAAGCTGTATTAACAACCTTATTTTGTACCGGATTTGTGGATGAACTGGATAATGCGCTGTCTACAGTCGTGTTATGCAGTTCATTCAGTTTTTGTTTCTCCGCAGTTGTATAATCCTCTGTAGATAATCCTTTTCCAGATACCTTAGCAACATAACCATCTTTTACATGGTTTTTCATATTGATCCAGAGTCTTGCTATATTTTCAGCGGTTACACGTTTTCCCATTTTTATACTCCTCTCATACACAAATATTATCGATCTCTTCGTCGGTTAATGGCTCAAGATTAGATTCCATTGTGGCCCACTCCGTATCATAATCGTTTTCACTTGCTTTCACTAAGGTCTGACCGGATTCCCCTCCCTTTGGAAGTAACCGGCTGTAATCCTTATACTCTGGTAATACATAGTTGTCCGGCTGCGGTCTGCTATCTACAGTCATTTTAATAGACAGGATTGTCTCACCGCTTGCCGCCGACCTCACATATACATACGCGATAATCTCCTCCGGATTCTGGAGCATAATATCGGGAATCATTGCATGATTGCTTTTCAGATATGCAATACTGGACAGCTTCCCCTGATAGTAATTGATTTCCGTGTCGTCAGGAATCTCAAGTTCAGCGCATTCAATCGCAAGTTCCTGACCATAATCCCACTGTGTAAGCCCGTATGCAGATGTAGTACAGTAGCCCGAGAATTTTGCTACAATCATCTTTCGATTCACTCCCTCCTTATGCCGTTATTTTCCAATACAGGATAGAATCAACAACCTTAAAATCAACACCAATACCAGCCTTCATATACAGGGTTGATGTTTCTGGATCAAAATAAAAACCAGGTGCTATAATCTGTGAATACTGCGCGGCTCTGTCTGCGTCATTTTTAGCATTATTCGCATGGGTCCCGGCCTGTCTGCTGTAATACTCACTGTTATTGGTATTCTCTCCCTCTCTGCTTCCAGTACCTCCGACCGCCCAGCTCTTTGCGGTTGTGGCGCTTCTGGTGGAGTTTGTTGCCTGATCTGTGGCACTGTCAAGAATATCGTCAGCATGATTTAGCGCTTCGTTCGCTCTTGCTGTGGCAGCGTTAGCATTGGTTACAGCATTATTCGCCGTAGTAATTGCACCGTTAATTTTAACAACCTGAGCCGCTACGTTTGCAATAGCATCTTCTCCATCCTTATTTACCTTTTCAGCTAAGGATATCATGGAATTTCGTACGTCCTTACCTTTTCGTGCGATTCTGAAATCTTGTATCTCCTTACTTATATCTGCCATGTCTTCACTTCCTTTCAGGCATGCAAAAAAGAACGCCTATTTTCAAGCGCTCTTTTGCTGGTTTTCCTATTTTAAATTGTAGCACATTTGGGTGTGACAAACGTGACAATTTACTTGACACAGAAAAAGAGCGGGGAAATTATCCTCGCTCTCTGTAATTTTTATTATTCATGGCTTGTGCACGCCGGCACGTACTGAGTATCCAGCCATGCCAGAAATTCGGGATTGTCTGAGTTGACTACTCCATCAGCTCCGGTTGTCAGGCCATCGTAATATTCGTAGCCCTCCATTAATTCTCCATATCCATTAAAGGCGTATAAAACATCATCTATTTTCGTTACTCCCAGCGGGATGGTCTTATCATCAAACTCGAATGACCATATTCCTTTTTCGCTCTGAGTCCACTTCCCAGAATATGTGTCCCTCTTTTTTACAACACCGGTTCCATCATCCCCATTTACCGCCCACTGTGGAAGCAGTCCCATATTGAATTTTCTCTCAATATGTTCTCTCTTTAGTTTATCATCCTTAGTTGTAAACTGTACACAATGCTCGTCATTAAGCCACGTCCATTCATATGATGAATTTTCCTCTTCATTCAGCGGAGATTTACGTATGAAATCACCATTAACTACATCAGCCATAGCAAACGAACCAAAAAGCAAACTAAATGTTAAAACAATAGTCAGTAAAGACATTTTTTTAAACATTTTATATTTCACCCCTTTCTGACTATATTATATCATCTATATACCTTCGGTTCAACCCTCCAATCCATCTATTCTATCCCTCAAATCTCTTACTCTGCCATACAAATCCTTAAACATATCTAGTGCAGACATATTTTCCGTCCAAGGATCATCGAAAATTATATCTCCTGTGACAATACCACTATAACCAACACGGGTTATCATTCCATCTCTTTTTAATTCAAGTGCTGGCCCTGTTCCATCAAATTCTTGAGTAGATAATACAATAGAATTACCTGCATCTTTACTATATATAGTCATGTCAGAAATGCCAAACCCATTAATCCATGCATAATTTTCAGTAATCAGCACATTCCCTATATTGATCTCACCAGAATTTATAATCACTGATCCGTCGCTGTCCACCTCAAATGTACCATTACCGATATTAATCCTGCCGCCTATAATTGATGATCCTTTGATGGTACTACCCTCAATAATGCCAAGAAGCACATGCAAGCCGGTCTTATCCCATGTACCGATCACCTCGCCCTGTGCATTCTTAACGGTAATGCTCCCATCTTTCGCCAGGCCAGCGCCGCCCACCTCGAGAATGCCGCCGCGAATTCTGTCCGCCAGCATCGTACCGGATGTTATGAAATCAGCCACAAGATTACCATCAATCGTCCAGGCATTCCGGTATGGTCCATTTATGCCGGTTGTAGAAAAGCCAAGGCCGTTCTGATTAAGCTGAATCACATGGGTAGCCGTGTTCTTATCCGGCGTGTTCATCACCAGGATTCGCCATGGGTGGATTTTCTTACCGGTAACGGGGTCCTCGACGTCCAGAACCACATACCCACCAAGTCCGCCAGTAATCAATGAGGTGGCATTCTCCACCTTACGCCTGATCTCGCTCGAGGCAGATTCCCCTACCTTCTTTATGGAATTTGATAGTTCCACCTGCTTACTTACATTTGCAGCTGTGAATGTCTTTACGGTTGATCCAAGGGATATACTCCCTTTTTTCGGATCGTCAAGATATAGGTCAAGCCTCGCAAGCAGCATATCTTTCTTAACCCCGTGGGGCTTGCTCTCCGCGGTTGTCCACCGGCCAACCTTAAACCTACGGATATCTACCCCCGCATAATTAAGATCAAGAGCCTTAACGGTTAGTGTATCCGGTATGTTGGTCAGTTCCTTAATCAGTGCTTTCGCCTTTTCAAGTAGTACGGAAGGCTCCGTTACATCAGCCCATTGATAGGTGACTGTTATGATTCCATATTCATCAACCACGCTCTGATCTGCCGTAATATAATCGCTTCCGTCATTCACAGACGTGATATCAACGGTTTTTGTCTGCACTTCCCCGTTCTCGTCTTGGTACTCCACTTCCGCGCCATAAGGTATTAACCGCGTAGCGATTTGCGTTGCGTCTTGGTATTTCGTCAGATCAAGCAGATTCACTCCGAAACGTATCTTCTGCTCATTGTATCCGCCATGGTCATAGGTGTAATTAAGATACTTCTTACCATCCTTATACTCCACGTACAGGCAGCCCCCATACTTGCTTATCAGATAGGTATTAACCGTGTTCCATGTGTTTTCCAGTTTTGTGCTTTCCCGCTTAATGTTGGATTCATCATCGATCACATTCACGGTTCCAAGCAAGAACTGTTTTCTTTCCTCCACCTGACGATTATGGTTATCAATCAGGTAGGCCAGGAAATCACGGATATTACCAGTATGGGAAAATGGGCGTTGGATACTGTCAATCAAGTACCCCATGCTTCCCTCACACACAATCTTTTTCACGTTGTAAAAGTCTGCCTCGTCCGATATAGCGCGGCCCTCATAAAGTATCTCCCCGTCTTCAATCACTCGTATAATAGATTTCAGTTTCTTAATCGTATTATAATACTCATGCGTTGGGGGGATCATAAATTCTAATTGCCCCGTCTTATTAATGGTTAATACAAGGCGTGGCTCCAGCACTCTTAAAACATCACTTTTTTGGTCATGTATGTGGTATATATGACCGTCTACGATATTCTGTATCAGATACATTATAAGCTACCTCCACGGTATATTACCGTCACAGTCCCGTTCCCGGAAAACTGCATTCTATATTCTCCACTTCCAATCAAAATGTCGGTGATATAATTCAATCCGGCGCTTAAGGCATATTCAACGCCTTCAAACAGTACTTTCATAGCGGCAGAGCATTCTATTTTAGGGATAACCGGCATTGGGCTGCCATCAACCACGAGATCGTATGTACCATTCACCGCTATGCTCCCATACTCCCGGATCACTCCGGTTTCGAAATCGAATGGGTCCCATAGCCAATCTTCATCCGATGCAAGCAGGTCCAATTTGTACGGCTTGCAGTCAAACGTAAGAGTAATCTTACCATATCTGCGATTACTCTTTTCATATTCGCACTCTCCCCGGCCATCATAGTAATATTCCTCATCAAAATCGAAAATCAACTTCACAGGCTTACCATGAAGGTAATTACTGATATCACTGATTCTCGCGGCCCAGTTACTATATCCCTTATCCTCAAAATCACATTCCACCTTTATTTTCCGGTTCTCATACCGGGTTCCGAAATAGTCCGTCATATCAACGTAACCATCGGCGCCCGGTATGTCAATAAGGCTCTTTTTCACTTCCGGAAGGCCTATATTGACCGAAATAATACGTAGCCCGAAATCTCGGTAAGAATGCTTTTCGTCATTAAACGTGATCCCTATAGGCATTACATAGCACCTCTCTCCCCAGTCTTCGCCGCATTACCAAGACTTTCATTTACAGGTTCGGAAACGATATTTCCGACCTTTTTGTTATCCATATACACACCGGTTTTCTCCATGGCCTGGCCCATCTCGCGGCCCATACGCTTGTAGTCAATCGCATAGCCAGGGCCGTACCCCTCGTTTCCGTAGCTGGCCGCAGGTATTGCCGCTGTTCCCGTAACGTATCCAGTTCCGGCAAGTGCTGCATCTACTGCATTCCCTGCCGTTACCGCGTCTATGGCGCTTCTCATGGCATTACCAACGACTTCTGACATGGCTGTGTATAGATTCCCGGCCATAGAATTAATACCTTCGATCATTTCAGTGATCGCGGTTTTCCCCAGTTCCTTCATGTCCGTAGGAAGCGTCTGGACCGCTCCTAACACATTCTGTGCAATTGCCTTGAATTTGTCCATATTCTCGGTTGTTCCGGAAGCTTCCTTTACTGATCCGGCCATGGCGGAGACCAATTCAACCGCATTTTGAACCGCGGTAAGCTTCATTACCTCAAGCGGCTGGTTCAGCGATACCCCCAGCTCCAGCATAGAATTCGTGTATTCCTGTTGGTACTTCGCAAGCTCCGCAGAAGTTTCTTGTTGCATCTTTGTAATCTGCGCTGCAATATCCTGCCGCATCGGCTCCAACTCTTCTACGGCCTGTCTTCTGGCAAGGCGATTTTTCGATCTGAAAAGATCAACATACTCATCTAACTCATCGTCACTCATTTCAGTAAGCAACTGGATTTCTGCCGCCGCCTGCGGGCCAAGGTTCTGCAATTCTGCCAGAAGTTCCTTCCCAATTCCGCGGCCGCTTAAATCGTCTAAGTTGTTTCTCCACTGCTCTAGCCCGTCAACCTGTGACCGGAGATTGTTCAGGAGATCATCGGATGATAATTCTGTATCTGCGGAAAATTCGTCAAAGAGTCCAAACGCCGATTTTATTTCGTCCGCTCTCTGGCTCACCGCATCTTCATACTGTTTGTTCAGATCGAGAATCTTATCGTTTAAGTCCTCGTATGCTTTTGCGACATTATCGGTGTACTTCTCTTCCGCCTGAAGCATCTGGTTTTCAAGCTCTTTCTTCGCCGCGAAATATTCCTTATCCGCGTCAATCCTTGCTTGTGTCCCATCTTTTACCTGTTTTCTGGCCTCATCCCAGTATGCCGCTTCTTCCGCAAGTGTAAGACCATTGTATACCTTGTAGTTATCCAGCTTCTTTTTAGCCGCCTCAAGAATGGCCTGCCCGATCTCGGCCGCGCTGCTCTTCGCATACTTCTTATTCCTTACAATTCCATCTGCGATACCTAGTGCAATATTACGCCCAACCTCGTCACGAAATACTCTGGATGGGGAATGGATTCCAAGCAGATTTTTAAGTCCGTTAAGTGCTGACTCGCCTACTTCTTTTGCTGCATCAACAACGGCTCCCACCGCGTTTTTCAGACCGTTTGCAATGCCGTCCACAATATCTTTTCCGATCTTTTTCCAGTCAAACTCGGAAAATGCTTTTTTGATCGAATCAAATATTTCCGGTATTTTACTCAGTACTTCCGGTATTCCCCGTATAAGTCCTACCGCCAGTTCACCGATTAACTCTATACCTTTCTGTAATAATTCCGGCAGGTGGGAGGCTATTGTGGCAAGTAGTTGAGCAAGTATAGAAGCGATAGAGGTGATAATCGCGGGTAAATTATCAACAAGCCCTCGCGCAAGCTGTCCAATCAGTTTTACACCCGATTCAAGAAGCTTCGGAAGTGCTGTCATAATCG